ATACTCCCTCTTCCTCGTCAACTATTCCTAGTTCTCTGGAAAGAGTAAGACCGCAGTCTGCCGCAAGAATATGATCTATATCCCTGATTAAAGAATTGTCTTTCTTCCATGCTAGTTTACAAAATTCGTTGTCTCCACTAACTCCGATAACATCGCAATGAGTTGATAATTCATCCATTGCTGCAATCTCTGTTGGGCAAATGAAAGTAAAGTCTTTTGGGTAGAAATATATTACAGTCCATTCTGCTAGTAATACATCTACATCAATGAAATCATTTTCATCATTTACACCTTTCAGATTCAAGTCTGGAAATTTGTCGCCTACTGTTAACATAATGTTCTCCTAAGTTATATCAAACTCATCAGAGACATTTTCGTCTGGTGTAGAGTTATCTGCACCTTCTCGTAATCTGTCAAGTAGTTCTTTTTGGGCATCCGCTGTTGGTCGAGTAAGTACTTCGTCCATTGACTTAAGTTCTGCGATGAGTTCCATCTCAGCATCGTCTAAAGCTCTAGGTTTGCATTTAAGAGCCTGTAGTTGATATTCAACATTGTAAGCCATTGGTCCAGTCTTAACTCTCTTAAAGTAAACATCCCAACCAGTTACTGGATCAGTTGGATCACCAAGATCTTCTGCTGCAACCATTATCTGCTCGAGTAATTTTTTCTTTAAGTTTAGTACTTTGACTTTTCCATCGTGGATACATTGGATAGCATAAGACCAACCGCATTTAAGTTCAGGATGATACTCTCTCACCCAGTCTTTTTCTACGTTGGTAAATGCTTCTGCGTCTCTATCGAATGATAGACACTCGAATGGTAAATTCTTACCGTTTTCGCCTTTCAACCAGTAAACATAGCGAGGAAGCATATCCCCAACCATTCTTACTTTGTTGTCGCCTTCGACATATTGATAACTGTCGATTTTATTTTTTTGGGCTTCGCCCTTGGTTTGATTAAATTTTATTGCCATTTTAATTCCTTTAAAGTGATTTCTTCAAACAAAAAATGTATTCTGTCATTTTCTATTCGTAGTAATCTATTGTTTTTAATACTGTCCTCGTTCCCTGTAAAGTGAAGGAGGTCTAATGTGGTATCTTTGTTTTTCTGATATTCAAAATAATTACGCAAAGATGCGATACCTGCATATTGTGCAATCTCGCCATCTGAATATCTCCTACGCTGAATGAATAACGCCTCTGGGTTTACTAGGAACGAATCCCCATGAAAACTTTTAGTCCAGAACTTATATATTCTATCATGTCTATTCACTGGTGGTAGCTTATAGGTAAGTATATGAAGGATTGTCAAAATGTCTTTGACACTCCCGTTGCTTTCCCTTTTTACTTTTTCCCAATTATAGAATAACATATTATAACAAACTTTTAACTCCGTGTCAAGATATATTTTTTCATGCTATACTTCAAAAACTTCATAGCCCTGTCGCATATAATATCCCCTTCTCGCCGAAGCTTGCTTTCTAGCTGTTCGACCATGTAAGTTAATATCTACCACTTTCGGCTGTTGTTTTCCGTCATACATTCTTATTACTCGCCCAATTAACTGTGTGAGCAAAGGCTCATTGTTTATGGGCGTCCCTAAAATGAGACAACTAAGGCAATCTAAACTGATACCTTCTGAGAAGATACTTTGTGTTCCAAACAGAACATCTTTGTCAGTAAAGATTTCCTTAACCATCTCTGCTCTCTGCTGGTGTGGAATATCTCCAGTTACGCAGATTGCATTGTCTCCTACGAGCCTTGCACAGCTCTTAAGAAAGTCCACTCTATCGGCTACTACTAGAACTTTATGACCTTTTGCTGCATAACTTGCGGCAAGTATACCGATCATGTTTTGGTATTCCCAATCAAAAGCAAGATTGTTGACTCTTGTAGCCCAGTCAACATTGCCATCCATGAAACGAATACCAGAGTTTATAATATCTACACTTGGTGTAAGATAATTCTCTTTCGGTGGTTTAAAAACAGTACTCGAAAAGTAATCACGAAAGACTACATGTCTTCCATCTTTTCGTTGCAAGGTTCCTGTTAAACCAATTTTATTCTTTGCTCTCGAAGCATCAATAATTCGTGTAAAAGTTGGACTACTTACATGATGCATCTCATCAAGTATAATAGTACCGAACTCCTTTGTGATTTTGTCGATATTTCGATACAAAGTTTGCACATTTCCAACGACAAAGGGGGAATCGATCTCAAACTTCCCTGAGCCAATCACACCCGCCGTAACCCCGAAAACTTTTTGTACTTCTTTTTCCCACTGCGCTCGTAACGCTAAAGTGTGGGTAACAATTAAAGTTTTCTGTTGTAATTTATTTGCGATAGCTAACGCAGTAAATGTCTTTCCCCAACTTACCCAAGCGTTAATTATACAACTGCCTTCGACTTCATCATATACAGACTGTTGAGAGTCTCGTAAAGTGAACTTAAAGTCAAGAAGTTCAGTTGGTATCTCAACACGCTTATCAACTATCTCGTAATCGTTTGGAATTAAGTCCGTTCTCCCGATTGGTAAGGTCACTAAACCTGCTCTCACTACGCCCATATTCTTAATAATGATAGGCGGATCTGTAGGTCTACGAGGCGGTATACTGTATGTGAGTTCTTTATCGAGATACTCTTGGTACTCGTTAGTGCACTCTATGTATATTCTGTTGCTTAATACTGCCTTCATTGTGTCCTTGTTTTTGTAAAAACTCTAAAGGGCGAACCAAAGTATATGGTTGGGAGAATCCATAAAATTAAAATTATGGTCGCCCTTCGAGTTAATTATTTAAAATAATTTAAAATTTCCTCTAGGTTTGCATTAATGACTACACATTCGCAATGATTCATGTATGAATCGTCGGTATCGTTTATATATCTTTTCGATAAAAAGTCAAATCTATGATGCCCATTTATAATATAGTATTTTCCAGCTTTAGCAGGACATACTTTTATTGGGTTTCTATAAAATCCACCGCTCAAACGCATTTCCATTTTCTTAGTAACCTTAGGATCTCTGTCTTTTTGTGTTGGTAATAAGTCTACATAGCGTATACTTTTTACTGTAAAAGAAAAATCAGATCGTTCAATATCCGTCATATGCACTTGTGGCATATCTTTTCTCATGTAGATCATTAGTCATCCAACCCATGAACGTAATTGTCGTTCTTTTCGTTGTATCCGTAGAAACTTCCTTCTTTTTCACTTTGTGAGTCTTTAAAAGGAGTGACTAAGTCTTCCCATTGTTCATCCATCCAGTTCCAAACATAATCATCTAGCCTTTCGCCAGGCACACAATCATACTTTTCATGAAAGTCATAGTGGTCAAACTCATCATCATTCCACTCTGGAAACTCTTCAAGCATTGCTTCATCTAAGTCAGAGTCTTGAAGTTCTTCGTAATCAGAATCTCCTTCCCCGTTGTCTGCCCAAAATATTTGTATTCCAATAAAGTTTCTAAACTCATCTTCGTACTGATGTCTAAGTAATACATTCGGATCTATTTGTGATAAGTATTCTACTAAATGTTTACAGAAATCGCTTATTGGTGACCATGCAGATACTACATTTATATAATCATCTGCACCATCTTCAATGTGTGCCCACTTCGCTCCTACATTGGTACAATACCAATTATAGGAATCATCTTCATCATACTTAGGCATAAAAGATAACTCATCAATACCAACATGCTCTTGTATTTTCATAGGCTCGCCTTCCCAATTAGTGATTTCCCTCTCCACTGTTTTGTTTGCTACTTGATCTGCAAACTTGTCTACTACTGCTTCGTTTCCTATTACAGTAATATAATTTGATACATGATTTGCCATGTTATCTCCTATTTAAACTCGGGACCATTGTACCACTGAACTAGTGAATACCGTTTCCCTCTTTTAACTTCAGTAACTTGATGTTGTAAAAAAGATGGAAATACAATAACTGTACCTCTTTTTCTCAACTGTCCTAGAGGCATTTTTAGTGCTGCTCCATTTGGATCTTTTATTTCAAAGTTACCACCTTCATAATCTTTTGGATGAGATAAGTTTACTGTAATAGATAACTTTCTAAAAGGAACATTAGGATTTAAAGATGAATCTGTATGCCATCCGTAATGTCCTCCTTTTTTATACTCACCAAATTGTATTTTCTCTTTACCTGTTACGATAAAGTTCCATGCTTCTAAGTTTGCTAGTGTAGCATATCCTTGTAGCATAGACTCTAAAAAATGTCCTTTTGGAAACCACGATACATTTGTAGTCCTAATATTTTTCATATTAAGTTTATCATTCTTTGTAGCGCCGTATATTCCTGCTTCTTCTAATCCATTTTCTTTTCCGAGTTTTATTATTTCATCACAGGCTTCTTCGGATAACCTGTTGTCTTTAGAATACCAAAATGGTACTCTATACGCATGTCGTATCATATTTTTCTCCAAGTATCTTTCCACTTGCGTGTACTTAATTCATATAAGTATGCAGGGCGTTTATTGATATACAATATACCTGCGTATAGTTCAGTTCTGTTTGGAGGTCGAGGAACTTCAAAAGGAAAAGGTATACCTTGAATCCATATCAAACTAGCAAGTTCTTTAACTTCTACTTTACCTATTAGATGGTATTTTAAATCTGCTTTTACACTTTTTTCGTAAATGAAAAACTTTCCATTTGAGTCCACATAAAATCGTCCTCTGTGTTTTATTAATCCACCAAAATTATCTATTTGATGTTTTAAATCATACATATTTTTTAAAGGTGTTCGTAATCTTCTTTCACCTATACTTTGTCCGTCAACATTTGTATCATCAATGACAGCACCATCAATCCAAAGTACGCCATCTCTACGCATAACTTCATCAGAATGAACCACATAAAGTGGGAATCGAATATCTTCTAGTTTCATACTATTGCCATACAAGTCGACCATGCTTCTGCATCGTGAGTAAGAAAAGCTTCGCACTTCTCCCAATCTGTTGGTTCGACAGGTGGTTCTTCATAAGTTGTAGTTGTACAACTAACCAATAATATTAATACTAATAATTTCATTTTCTTTGACTCGCAGCGAGAGGATCTAACAATACTCTTTCTCGTCTTGAAAGTTTTACTTTCTTTGGTAAATTAACTAACTTTATATGATTAAATGATCTTTCTTCTATAGCTTTTTTAAATATTTCTATATGTTCATCCATTTCCATATTCATTATATCTTCGTCAGTATATACTACTAACTTTATTATTCCTTTAGGTTTCATACTTTGCCTCAAATTTTCCGAAGGAGTAATCGTCTCCGACATCAAAATCACATCCGACTGGACAGTTTGGTATTGACATGCCTCTGTCTTTTTGTATACATTCTTTTACTATTGACATATACTCATCTACATAAATCATATCAACTTCTGCTAAAATAGAATCATGTACTAGAGCAAATATCTTAGCTTGAGACTGATCGATTTGATTATGAGCATCAATCGCTCCGAGTAAGTTTACATCAGATGCTATAGACTGTACTAGAAAATTAATACCAGATCTTACTTCATGAGATGCAATACCTTTATCTTGTGAGAATACATTTGGTAATCTTCTCTTTCTACCAAAGTGAGAATATATAAATCCATTGTCTTGAATAAATCGTTTGTTATCATCTAACCATCTCTTGAGACCATGAAACTGCTCAAAGTAATCTCGAATAACTGCACTTGCCTCATTCATACTAAAGTATTTTCCTGAGTCTTTGGTAACTTGCTCACTGATCTTCTTCGGACCAGCTCCATACATAATTCCAAAGGTAACAGCTTTTGCCATTTGTCTTTGTGTTCCATACTTCTCTGCAACTTCTTCTACTTCGCAAGGAAGATTGAATACTAACTTTGCAATATTTGAGTGAAAGTTTCCACCACTTCGGAATACATCCATTAAGTTTTTGTCATTTGCAAGCACGGCTGCGCAATATACTTCTGCTGTTGTCAAGTCCATTGCAACTATTTTAGTGCCTGGGCTTGCTTTGATACACCCTTTCACAATCGGATTGTCTCTTGGAATCTGTTGCATATTCATTTTACCACTTGATGACAACCTTCCAGAAGTTGTGCCATGCAGGTTGAAACCTGTACGAAGTCTACTATCTCTATCAAGCTGTGGGTAAATTTTGTCAAGATATGTACTCTTAATCTTAACTTTCTGTCGTATATCAAGCACTAACTGAGGCACTTCATGTTTCTCAGCTAACTCTTTTAATACTTCCGCATCAGTACTGTCCGCACCCGTTCCAGTTTTCTTACCTGTAGGAGTTAGTCCTAAGTAATCAAACAATAAAGATCGTAATTGCATTGTACTGTTTGGGTTAAAGTCTTTACCTTGTGAGTGTTCAAACTCTTTGATAGCTGGATAGGTATATAACTTTTCTATAGCTTCATCAATCTGTTCTTGCATCAATACTGAAGATGTTTGTAGTCTTTCTTTGTCGAAAGGAACTCCTGCATCCTGAATATCTGTCAGGAATCTACAGCCTGGTATGAGAATATCTCTATACACTCCGTACAATCTATCATTCTTTACTAGTGCATTTTCAAACTTCTGAAATAATAAGAAGGTACATACTGCATCCATGGCAGCATAATCTCTCATAATTTCAAAAGGAATCATATCCCAACTAAAACTGCCTTTGAGTATTCCATTTCTACGGCAGTAATCATCTATCCACTCATACATACCTTTCTCATAATCTCCGTAAGGTGTGTACTTCAGTGATAGTTGTTTCAAACCATGTGTGCCAGGATTCTCGTCTAGCATATAATGTAGTAGC